TAAGATACGACAGGCTTTAGCTTGATTTTTGGTGATGATATAGGTGATGATATAGGTGATGATATGGGGGTTGATATGTCCAAAAACTGTGATATTTTATTAGCGTGGGAAATATGGCACACGAAAATATAAATCACCCGGCGCATTACAACATTGGGAAATATGAAGTTATTGACGTGATTGAGGATTGGCGGCTTGATTTTTGCCTGGGAAACGCCGTTAAATATATTGCGCGAGCGGGGCGGAAAGACCCTGCCAAGACCGAAGAAGACTTAAAAAAAGCTATATGGTACATAGAGCGTTTTATAAAAAAAACATAGACAAAAAGCCGCGAGGAGACTCTACCTCAGCGGCTTTTTAAAATTCAATTTCAGGGCGGAGGGTATAAGGCTTATTTCAGCCCCGCTTGTTTCCCTTGAACAGTTGTCCTGTTGATACCAAGGCGCTCCATAATGCTGTCTTGTAGAATTTGAGAGTAATTGAGACCGGCTGCCTTACCCACTTTATCCAGCCATCCGGGAAGGGTGACTGCCCTGGTTGTCGCTTTGGAAGACATTTTTTCACGGAAAGAAGGCATCCATACTTCGACCAGCACTGTCACGAGCTTCCAGCCAGGTTCTTCGTATTCTGCGTAATCAATATATTGAACTTGCGTTGGCTCAGGAATGTCGTTGCCGTCCTCTTCCATTCCCCATAAATGGAGAGATAACGCTTCTTTCGCAGATTTCCAAGCGTCATTTTCATCCTTGCCGTGCGAAGTGCAACCCGGTAAGTCAGGAAAGACAATTCCGATATCTTCTCCTGTATCTTTGTAGCAAAACAACGCGGGGAATTTGTATTTATTTTTCATTTTTACTCCTCCTTATTTATTTGCGGTCGGGGCTAAAATCGAAGCCCCGACTGCTTGCTTATGCTTTTGATTTCCTGCGGGCTGCGGGCTGAGGTCTTTTATCGGGTGCCGTACTGTCGTTTTACCTTTTCTGGTGGGATGCTTAAATTGGTAATGATCGCCTTCCGTTCCCACCAGATACCATTTGTTCGCTTTTAGGATTTTGATTATTTCTCTTGATGAGTAATTTTTCATGATATCTCCTTTCTTAGTGATTTAATTATAACATATATAAATAATATATGTTAAGTAATATTTAAAATATAAACATAAATATAAAAGACAGTAGGTGAAAAACATGGCAGGCAACAAACGTTTAGGGCGTAAAACAAAAATAACGCCGGAATTTATTCAGCAGGCTGAAAAGTTATTGCGAGCTGGGAACTATGCCTGTACGGTAGCCTCTTACCTCGGTATTTCAGAAAGTACGTGGTATGACTGGATAGCAAAAGGAGAAAATGATAAAAGCGGGTTATATTCGGAGTTTTCGGAGGCTATAAAAAAGGCTCAGTCTGTACCGGAAGTCGCTGCAGTCGCCGGTATCTTGACCGCCGCTAAAGATGGTAACTGGCAGGCTTACGCGTGGTTCTTGGAGCGTAAATTCTCTGACAGATGGGGGAGGCGTGAGCAGATAAAGCAGGAGGTAACGGGCAAGGATGGCACACCGTTAAGCATCCCCGAAATCATCGTAAACTTTACCTCGCCGAAAAATGAAGAAACGAATTGATATTCCGGGGATATTTGAGGGTTTATTCCGTCCGGCGAGATACAAAATTTACTACGGAGGCCGGGGCGGCGGGAAATCGTGGGCGATAGCAAGGGCATTGATTTTAAAGGCGTTACAGGGCAAATACCGAATTCTATGCGCTCGCGAGTTTCAATCAAGTATAAGTGATTCAGTCCATCACCTACTTGAAACACAGATAGCCGCTTTGGAATTGAATCAATATTTCACGATTGGTAAAACGACGATCACAAGCGCTACGGGTTCAACATTTATTTTTAAGGGGCTTCGGATGAACACCCAAGAAATTAAGTCAACAGAAGATGTTTCGATAGCGTGGACAGAAGAGGGCCAGAGCGTCTCTGAAGAATCTTGGAGCATATTGGTTCCCACTATTCGCAAGCCGAATTCGGAAATATGGGTATCTTTCAATCCGCTGAACGAGAACGACCCGACATATCAACGTTTTGTCGTTAAGCGTCAGCCTGATTCCATCGTCCGAAAAGTCAACTGGAACGACAATCCGCACTTTCCTGATGTTTTAAACACGGAGCGCCTCCACATGATGCGCACCGATCCGGCAGCGTATCAGCACATATGGGAGGGCGACGTTCTAAAAATCAGCGAAGCGGTGATTTTCAAGGGCAAGTTCGAAGTTTTGCCGTTTGAGACACCGAAAGACGCGCGATTTTATCATGGCGCCGATTGGGGCTTTGCTCAAGACCCTACGGTGCTGGTGCGCTGCTTCATTGATAACCGGACGCTTTACATTGATCAGGAGGCGTGGGGAATCGGCGTTGACTTGGACGAAATTCCACAAATGTTTGATTCTATACCCACCGCAAGAACATGGCCGATAAAAGCGGATAACGCGAGGCCGGAGACGATTAGTTACCTGCGAAAACGTGGATTCAAAATAACCGCCGCCGAGAAATGGGCTGGATGTGTTGCGGACAGGATCGCTCACCTGCGCAGCTTCGATAAAATAGCCATTCACGAACGCTGTAAACACGCTCAAGATGAGTTCAAACTTTACAGCTACAAGGTAGATCGGCAGACGGGTGATGTCCTGCCTATTATCGTTGATGCTCATAATCACATAATTGACGCGATAGGCTACAGTTTGGACGGTTTAATCAAGTGCCATCATAAAACTTACACCGGCACGATCCGGGGAGGTATTCGTTGAAGACCGAATGAATTAACCATTGGCGGGCTTATGCCCGCTTTTATTTTGCCCGAAAGGAGGCGCCGGAATTGTCTACAAACGTGGCAACACCAAGCGCAATATATTCAAAAAACGAGCCTTACTGGAAGATGGTACAAGTCCTGATGGGCGGAACGTCCGCAATGCGGACTGCGGGTAAATCATATCTGCCCAAAAACCTAAATGAAGAGGATGAAGACTACTCTGACAGACTTGCGCAGGCGACGCTTGCGCCATTTTTTAATAAAACGCTCAGTAATCTAAACGGGCGCATTTTCGCCAAGCCGATAGCTCTTGATAACGACGTTCCGAACAATGTCAGGGATTGGTGCGAAAATATCGACCGGCAGGGTAAAAGTGTCACGATATTCTGGTCGGGAGTTTCGCGCAAGGCTATCGCTAAAGGTTCCGTGGGGATACTGGTCGATTATCCTCGCGTTAATGAAGCAAGGACGCTGGCTGATGAGCGCCAAACCGGAGCGCGGCCTTATCTGACGTTATACCCCGCTGAATCTATCCTCAACGTTCGCTATGACGCGTCTGGAAAACTTACAGAAGCGCGGCTCATAGAGACGGTTACCGAGCCAAAAGATGAATTTGACGAAATTGAGATCAGACATATCCGCCGGTTGCTCCGCGTTGAAAATCAAACGAAATATGAAATTTGGCGCGAAAACGTTCAGGGTGAATGGGTAAAAGTCGACGAGGGAGTTATGACTATTGATGAAATACCGTTCATTTTGATTTGCCTGAACCCTCAAGACGTTGATTACGATTCCCCTCCTCCGCTTCTTGATTTGGCATATCTTTGCGTTAAGCACTGGCAAGCTCAAAGCGCTCAGGATAACGTGGCTGATGTTGCTCGATTTCCGATACTGGCCGCGTCAGGCTGGGATAAAGACACCGATCCGGATATAGCCATTGGCCCGCGTCGAATGTTAGCGACAACTGAACCATCCGGCAGGTACTACTACGTCGAGCACAGCGGGAACGCAATCGCCGCAGGACGCGCGGAGCTTGAACGGCTGGAAGACCAAATTGCGATGGAAGGCACAAGACCGCTTACAAAAGCGCGAACGGCTAACGGCGCCACAGCGACGCAGATTAACTCTGAAGACCAGATGATTAAAAGCGAAGTCCAGGTCTGGGGCGAGAAAATTAAGGACAGTATTGAGAACAGCCTTCTTCTCATGGCGAAATGGGCGGGGCTTGGGGAAGATGCCGGAGGTTCCGTGACGCTTGTGGGAGATTTTGATTTTGCCGAGACTGACTCTCCGACGCTCGCGGCGCTCCATCAAATGAGAGCGAGCGGCGACTTATCGCGCCAGACGCTTTGGGCGGAGTACAAGCGACGCGGGATTCTGAGCGATGGGTTTGACGCGGAAGTGGAAGATGTGAGGCTGGGCGAAGAGGTGCCGGATGTGATGACGAATTCAAGGGGAGGCGGATAATAATGGAGTGGTGCTGGATAGTTTTCTGGATAGTGATAGGCGTTCATGCTTTGAATACGGTTATTGCGGTGCTATGTGATTACCTCAAGGGAACAGATGATAGGGACAGCATTCCATTTCTATGTGCCACAGTATGGTTCCCGCTGTACAT